CAGCCATACTTGAAGGCCCTCGAAGGCACAGATATTACAACTTCCGATACAGCGACCATGCTTGGCATGGGAATGGCTCCAACTCCTGAGTATCGTATGACTGATCTTACAAAACCAATGTCGGTTGCAAGTATGAAAATTCCTGAATACAACGACTTTATGGCAGGACATACCAAGTTCACAAACAGTCCTGTAAAAGACTGGATGGAGGCCACAGTTGACAACCAATACGGTGAACATCACCCTTTTGGAATGAAATCAAACAGTTGTCCTTTGATGCACGGTGCTGCTCATGGTCAACCAGCATACTGCGACCATCTCTCCCATATGATGCCGAAGTTGCAAGAAATAGCATCCCAAGAGAGGATTCTCAATTTCAACAAAGATCAATATGGAGATCCAAAAGAATCATTGTTTGATCTTCACACCCGTGATCGAAACCAGTATCGGAATTCAAGCGACGAAGATTATCAACAGGGGAAAATGACTGAATGGAATAAAGAACTTGGAATGATGCCATTTCTGTTTGGTCTTGAATACAACAATGGAGATCAGCGTGATGCCTTTTTCAATATCTTATCAGAAATGAATAAGAAACAAGGGCCGGATTCGGCTGATTCAAAAGTCTTGCAAAACAAAATGCAAGAAAAGGCAGGAATCTCATGGGGTCGAGCCCTACGTTCATGGAGAGAGAGATTCACTCCAATGTTGCATTGGTGGCTTCGAGCGAGTGATCGCCACGGACCAGTATCGCCTGTTCAAAGTGCAATGTCGGTGATGAAAAGCGACCAGGGCGACCACCATATTATGAGTCCATGGATCTCAACAGAGATGGGATCTTCAGCATCAAACAATCACCATAATTGGGACATCTATATGCCGTGGGGCGGCGTTGGCCGCGATTCACAATCATTGAAAGACATGATGAGCCAATCTTTCCCTCATTTGTTCAATGATGGTTGGTTGGGTCAGACCTTGATTGATGATAACGAAGAAATGCTCAAGCAGTATGATCATGATGGCGGCTCTCACTTCCCTGCCGCAGTTAATCACGAAATGGCGTCAATGAATCCATTATCCTCCTCAATCAAGGCATCTTTGGACGACTCCGGTTTCTTTGAACAGCGCAGAGCAAATTGGAGCCACGCATCAAACCTTCATTTCCTCCATCCAAGCGAAGTCAAGGGGAAAGGCGGTAGAATGCTGATCCCTAATGATGAGATGATGCTCAGTCCCCTTGGTTTGTCATTGGCGAGTCAAGCAGATATGGGTGCCCCTCGAATGGGTATGTTTAGAGAAGAACACCCCTCTTCATCCAAGGAGTATTGGGACGCCCACAACGCTCTTTTCGCTGCAAACGATATGCACATTGGTCAAGCCATGAAGAACATGGCATTACAGGTCATGAAACAATTTGGCCAAGGAGCAATCAATCCAGAAGATCCTTCCGATCAAGAAGCATCGATGATTGCACGTGGAAACCTCCAACAAATTGCAAGTGCGGCGGATTATGCTCTAAAAAGGATGAATATGGGTGAATCATACCGTGCCTTGGCACCGGAATTCACTGAAATTGGTGATTTGAACATGAATCTAAAGCCGATGGGGCCGGTTCATCCCGATTCACACGCTACATCGCCACCAATTTACAATAATGGGACCACTCACCTTTGGGGGCATGAAATGCCAACAACATTGACATGGAAATACAATCCTGATCAGGATGGAATTGAATTTGGAATGGCGGAAGAACCATTTTCGATCATGCAACGAACGGCACATGAAAATCACATCAAATCAGTCCTCCCTGCATTGCTTGAATTGCCACTTGCGCCAAAGCAAAGGGACATTTATGCCTTAAGTGCCATGAATGCGGAAGGAAAATCGCCATTGGAGAGCGGATCTCTTCTCAAAGCCGAGGATTATGAGCCAACTGGAGTGTTCAAGACCAAGATCATCCCTGCATACACAATTCAATCGTTAGATGAAATGGATAAGTTGCGAGGATTCTCTGGCGACTGGGTTGTTCAGAAGATGCCAGATGGTGAGCGACATTTTGTTGAAAAGAAAGGCAATCACTTGAAGAATTCCAACTTATCCAAGGAAATCAAGAAAGATCTTCGTGCAATCAAAGGGGATTTCATGTTCGATGGCTATGTTGACGATGGCGTACTACACGTCGTTGATTTGTTGATTCACAAAGGAACTGATCTTCACATGGAGCCGCTCGAAGATCGAATGAACGCTTTGAGGACATTATATGATTCAACAGACAATGTGCAATTCCCAATGCCTGATCGGTGCGTCACCACAGATCAAGATGGATTGCATAAAACCGTTTTGAGTTTGGATGATTCCGAATTGTTGATTCGAGATGCAAGATCCACATTTATGAAGGAGAAAGAAGTTCATCCAAAGTGGATCACATACGCAAAGGATTCTATTGCAAAACAATTCTATCCGCCTATGCCTGAATTGATGGTTTATCCAAATCAAATCAAGTTATGCTACCCGTCTATTCTTGATCCTGTGATTGTCAAAGGTACATTCGATGGAGATGGTTTTGATGTCACGGAGTTCGGTGGCAACGAATCAATGATTGCAAAGGCAATGCGAGATTCGCCATTATGGGGTCCGGTTGCAGTATCGTTGCTCAAAGAGGGAATGACAAGTGGTGCATTCACCTCAAGTGATGCCGGATCTGTCCAGCCCCTTCATTCAGAACCTCGGAGGAAGAAGCCTCGTAAGTTGGGGATTGAAAAGACCATGTTGCTACGTGCGCCAGCCGTTGTTGGCGATAATGAGCAAGGTGACGATGTTGCAGATATTATGAAGCACACTCGTAGGGCCATCACATCAGATGACAAAGCCAAAACAACGGAGCAATTGTTGGATGCTGTTAAAGGATTGAACAAGAAAATGCTTGAGATGTTTTCCGGCGAATATGGTATTGAGAGGACCGAGGATGGATCGAAGTGGACTGTCAATCAAGCCATAGATGACGATATTATCGAACGTATGTTTCCTCGAATGAACCGAATCTCTCCCGAAGGAGGGGGCTGGGGCGGAATGGAGGCAGACATCACGGCTCCAAGAGGTCCAACAGAACTACTTGACGATAGCACTACAACATTCTATGATCCAAAAGAAGGTGAACAGGAATTGGAACCTGAGCCTATGATTCATCTAAAGGTATCTGGTGGAGAAGGCACCGAATCATCGCTTGAAGTTGAAGGCGGTCGGGCAACATTGAGAGTGCCCATTAAGACCCCTCAAGAAATTAAGGACGAAGAAGAGGCCATGCCCAACGACAGATCTGAGGCAGAAGACGATTATTGATCCGCAGTGTCACGATTTACACGCAAGATAAAAAAACGCATCTTGCAGAGTCATTAAATAGGTTCACTAAATTGACAAAGGTTGATGACGACCTCGACACTCTCTCAATCATCTGCTGGATGGTCAGCAGAAGGTTCGGATTTCTTGTTGAAGTCGGCTGAAGCAAACGGCGATCTATTCGTTGCAGGATACGCTTCAGTGGATATGGTCGACAAGCAAGGAGATCGAATTCCAATTCCTGCGCTCCAAAAGGCATTTGGATCCTTTATGGACAACAAAGCCTTCCGCAATGTTCAACTCGCACACTCTGGCATTCAAGTCGGAGAAGTTGTCGACAACTACCAAGATTCACAAGGACGAGTCTGGAAATCTGAAGTGGATGACCATGGACTCTTTGTCGTTTGCAAAATCCGCAATGACATCCAAAAAGCACGTGAAGTGCAAAAGCAGATCCGCAATGGCGACCTTCGGGCGTTCTCCATTGGTGGACAGGCACTCTTCCGAGTGTCAAAAACAACGCCCGAACTCGGCAATCACCGTGAGATTACCGACCTTGAACTCCATGAGATCACATTGTGCAAGAAAGGCATCAACCCTGAAGCCTCTTACACAATACTCAAAATGGAAGGCGATGATAACGTGACAAACAGCGAAGTATTGAATGAAATTAAGCAAGGCTTGAGCGAAGTTCTCAAATCCTTGTCCGAAAAGACTGAAGAAAAGAATACGTGTGCCGAAAGCGATTGCTCCGGTTGCGAAAACTGCAAACCAGATGGAATGATGGCAAAGAAATCGCAAGATGATGCCCTCGCATACATTGACACCCTCGAAAAGTTCGCTTACGAGTCCGGTGTTGACTTGAATGCAGTCCGTGACCACTTTGGATTGGAAAAAGCATACCTCCTTGAACAAGGACGTGGCGGCTACAACCACCGTGGACAAGGCGACGAAATCGGATCTGGCGAAGATGCTACCGAACCGTCGTACCCTGCACTCCCCTCACCTGGTGGCAACAAGCACGTCATCAAGTCCCCAAGTGTTTCAAACATGAACATGGCTGCCCCTCAAGGCAACCAAAGTGTCATCAAGTCCCTCACTCCAGAAACTTTGGAGAAGGGATACCGCACCTACGCTGCACTTCGTGATGAAGAAGCAGTGAAAGGACTTGTCGAGAAAGAATGGCAAGGACGATACCAAGAAGAAACTGCTCGCGCTCTCGAAGTCCGAAAGCAAAACGATGTCGGATCCCAGATCAACGCTCTCCGTGAAGAGATCTCAATGTTGAAGTCTGAGAACCACGATCTACAAAAGAGTGATGTTTCACCAACAGCACCATCCACCTCCATCCGAGTGCCAAGCCACGATGAGTTCTCCCAAATGGGGAACGATCTCGATGGATGGCGGGCTGCCGAAGCATTGGCTTCCCGTGCATTGCGAGGAGAATGAAATCACAAAGGAGATGATGAACGATGACACAAGGATATATCCGAACAATTGAAGACATGGAACGCTTGTACTACGGTGCAGGTGCTGGCGCAAACGCATGGGCATACAGTGGCACTGATCTGTTGAAAGCAGACAGTCCTCTCATGTCCTCAACGACTGGAACTTACCAAGCGATCTTTGGACGCAAAGTTTGGTCCCAACTCAACCAAGAGTTCAACGCCTTCTCGATCCTTCCTAAGAAGCCTTGGGAAAAGAGTGGATGGCGTGTCGTGACCGGAAAGCCTGACGAAGCACATGGCGTTCCAGAAAACGGCGTTCTCCCTGACTCCACCAAGCCAACCTTCGAGGAAGTCTCAACCAAGCCAAAGACCATTGCAAGCAAGTTCGATCTGAGCGAAACTGCAATGTTCCTCGCTGACAAAGACGACGGCCTTGGCGATGCACGTGCTGTGATCAAGATGGAAATGTCCAAGTCACACGCAGAATCAATCAACAAGATGCTCCTTCGGGATGTCAACACCGTTGCTGGAAACTCCTTTGAGTCCATTGACCGTGCTGTCTCTTCTTCGTTCGTTGAAACCAACGCTTTCGCTGACATCAGCGCAGCAACTGTCCACAACCAATACAGCCTCACCCGTGACTCCACTGGTGGTGCTGCACGTGAGTGGTACGACTCCAACGTCGATGCTGGTGCTGTTGGTGCTGAACGCCCACTTACCCTCAACATCCTTGACGGAATGTTCCGCAAGGTCTGGGAACGTGGAGGTCAGCCAAAGGTTCTCCTCACTGGATACGACACTGTTGAAAAGATCCAACAACTCCTCCAGCCTCAACAACGCTTCACCGAAATGAAGCGTGTCACTCCATCCGTGAACGGTGTTCAGGGTGTCCCTGGTATGGAAGGCGGCTTTGTTGTCGCTACCTACAACGGCGTCCCAATCATTCCTTCCAAGGATGTTCACGAAGACAACGGTGGCCTCTCTCGGATCTACTTCCTTGACACAGACTACACGTACTTCTGCACGGCCAAGCCAACCCTCTACCACGAATCTGGTATTGAAACTGGCGATCCATTCGGTATCAACCGTCTTGGTCAAGTCGGACTCTTCCACACCATGGGCGAACTATGGCAACTATTCTACGGCGCACACGGCAAGGTCCGAGATCTGTCTGCTTGAGCCAAGGAAACTACGGAGATGATGAAAGATGACAAATACGAATTTGACAACCGCAACAAGCACAGTGATCGCTGACACCCCAATGTGGGCTGGCGTGATCGAAGACTCAAACACAGATTGGCTACAAAGCCCAATTGGATCAAACGCATCCATTGGCGCACCGGCAATGATGATCGTGGACTTGGTACTTGACCAAGGCGAACTCGCTACCGTTTTCGACTTGGCTGATCAGGCAACTGCAACCAAGATTACAGGCGTGGACGGCACCGCTGTTCTATCCATCCTTGGATTGCACAACCTCACTGCCGCAGCACGACCTCCTACCGCAGTCACTCTAACCGGCGCAACCCTCACCTTCACAGGCGGCGGTTCGGCTGGTGTTGGCGACGGCGATATTGTCCGAGCAACTTTGATCTACCGCTGAGGTGATCCCTTTGGGATACACTTTAACATACGTTGGTGGACGACCTTACACGGAAGTCACTATCAACGGAATTCGGCACGGATTTGCTCGCGGGATGGCGAAAGACACAATCCCTTCGGATTGGATCGAAACATACATCCTTCCAAGCCTCGAACAAGGAGTCACTATGTGGCAAGTTGATAAGATTGGCGTAAAACCTGATCAAACTGAGGCAATGAAGGCTGTTGTTGAAGAACCAACCGTTGTTGAGGAACCAGTTGCAGAGGAACCTGCTGCTGAGGATGAACCTGAAGTCACAGTCGAACTCAGTACACTCTCACGTGCAGAACTCATGGCTCTTTGCCGAAAGAATGGTATCAAAACCAAGAACTCCGACAAGAAAGCAGATCTAATCGCAAAACTTTCGGAGTGATTGAAAATGGGCACTATCTCTGACGGACAAAACTACCTCAGTCGAGCGAGGATCAACAGAACCGTTGTGA